TTTTCAAGTAGTATCTCGCTAGTGTCCATCTCTTGACCTGCAACTAATCTGCCACCAATCTCTCCAATTGATCCGCCTGCTGCTTCTATAGCAGAACCCGCTGCAGTTGATTTAACTATAGCCGACTTAGCTGCAACATTAGTAGCTGACTTAGCTGCCGACTTAGTCAGTATCTTAGCACCTACACCACTAGCAAGCTTACCTGTAAACGCATCGATAGTACCTATAACGATACCACGTGCAACAGCTTTATTTCTTATAGATTGAAGTTTATTTGGGTCGTTAAGTATAGCTCTTACGTTCTCCTTAGTAGCCTCCTTGTCTCCTAGCTCCTCTTGTAGTAACTCACCAAATGTAGCACCCATCTCAAGAGTAGAGCTTGCAACACCAAATGCGTATGGTATAGCTGCAGTAGCGCCTGCAATAGCTCCGGGAACAGCGCCAACGCCACCCGCAAGAGCGCCTACACCTGCACCGTAAGTAGCGCCTGTACCTATAGTGGCAGCTCCTGCTAGTAATGCATCTGAGTTAGATGCTAGTGCTGACATAGAGCTAACAAGAACCTCAGGAAGAACTGTAGGGTTTAACATCAGTCCCTTTACAACTCCCCAAAATCCTTTTCCCTCTTCGTTGTATATTTTCTCGTAGTCCATCATCTCTTGAGACGGACCAAGTTTTTGTGCTGTTTTTTGAGACTCAATGTAACTAGCAATATCCTCGTCAGTAGACATCGACCCTCTTAGAAGCAAGTCAGATGCATTCTCAGATGATATGCCTTGGTTTACACCACCTGCAACTGCACGTGCCATATCATCAACAAAGTCACCAATACCAATTGGTATAACGCTGTCTAAACCTCTTAGTGCATCACCAAATGTACCTGTGAAATAATCCTGCTCAGTATCTGCAGACTCCAATGAACCAACCTCCGAGTCGAAACCCATAGGCTCTTCTGCGACTTTTTTTTTTATAGCAGAAGTTCCCATAAGGTTAGAGAAGTCTTCTATAGAGTCCTCGTATCCTCGACTTGAAAATAATATATAAGCATCATTTAACGCTTCACTGTTATTTGCTATTAAAATCCTAAAGTCATCTATAGAGTCAGCGTAACCTTGACCTTTAAATAGCTCATATGCGTCTTGTATTGCTTGTTCGTTCATATTCTATTTTTTTTGACTAATTTTTACTATATTTACTTGTGTTAATCGATGATGCTGCTGTAGGAGTTGTGGGACTTGGCTTCCGTGTAGCTTTTACATTTACACCTTTCTTTAATAGTCTTGCAGTAATTAAATTTATAGCTTCATCTATAGATTCTTGGCCATCTTTGCTGTAAGCTGACTTTACTTTGAATAGTGTAAATGGTTTGAATCCGGGAACTGTTATTTGAATATCACCATAAGATCCTACTGTTTTTGCTACTACATTTTGATTTTTAAATAATTCAGTTATTTGTTCAGCAGTTTTTGATGTATTTGAAACAGAAAAATTAACTTGTTTCATTTTAGTTTGAACAAAATCTTTTACTTCGGGTTCGCTACTTGGAGTACTTAATGATGATAATGCTGAAGCTCCACCTCTACCTCCTGCTGATGCAGTTTTAAATGACCTTATTCCCTTATCATTTTTAGGCATATTGCTAAACCAAGTATTACCACTAAAACCACCTGCATTGTAAGCTTCGTTTGGATCATCTAAGCCTGTTAGCTCGTTACCTAATCTAGCCCACTCTTGCTTTGTCATTTTATTAAAGTCTATTTTAATGGCATTTTTACCTATTCTGTTTTTAGGAGAAACTTTTTCACCTGTTCTTGGATCAGGAGTGTATTCAATTTCTAAACCACCTTTCGCTGTTACTCTAATGTTTTTTATCCCATTTCTATACGCTATGCCTGTACCTAACATAGTGTTTAAGTAAGTATCCATCTGCTCAGGAGTAGCCCCGTAAACAGAGTTCCAAGTTTTCTGAGCATTAACAGTTTCTTGGTTGGCTTCTCGTCCTTCTGTTACGTATTGTGGTGCATACGATGGAGGAGTGTAATCGTTTACAGTTTGGATCTTAACCTCGTGGTCAAGTGCTCCACGTAAAACTGTTTGCAAACCTTTCTTTGCATCCTCTCTCTGTTTCTTTCCTATCTCGCCCTCAAAATCAGGAACAGCCTGCCCATCAATTTGCTTTATTAATATGGTATCTTCTGATCGCTCGTCAGGATTAAACGTAAGCTTATAGTTTTTACCTGTAGCTTGTCTTAAGTTATCAGTCAGTAGAGACAGTGTGTTGTACTGTGAAAGTTGACTCTCTAGCCAAGCGTTCTCTGTCTTATCGTAAGTAGAGTAAAGAGCCCCCTGTTCTGCTGTAATAATACCCTCCTTTACTAATCTTGCGATTGTCTTTTCGCTTCTCATAGTAGGGTCGTTGTACGTCTTAAGAAGTCCCTGAGCTCTTGCAGTACCTATTGTTCGCTCAATAGCTTGGAACTGCCCAAATGTTTCTTGCTTTGCTTTTGTAACAGCAGAAGTCATATCGTACTTATCGTACTTTGCTTTTATCCTATTACGTAAGCTATTTACGCCTGCTAATTTATTTGGGTCACTATCTACCTCACCTGTTTTAGGATCAATAAAACCAACCATAACATTACCTGTCTGAGGATTAATCATAAGCTTAGACTTACTGAAGTTACCGAGCCCCTCTACGCTCTCCATAAGCCAACTCTCAAGCATCTGAGAAGACGCATTTGGATCATTTGACTTCATACGCTCCATCTTTTCAGTGTACTCCTTATTGTACTCGTCCAATAGCGTAAACGCTTGGTCTGTACCGTCAGCTAGGTTCTGTCTTATAACAGTGTAGTCCTGTGGCTTTAACTGACCTGATTTTAATAGTGTATTCACCATTAATAACTGCTTCTGTGCATCGTTACCAAAATTTAGAGCCCATTCATTAAGAGTCCCTGAGTCACCCATTGGTGTCTCGTTGAACACCCTCTGCATCTCACGGGTAGCGGCATCATACTCAGCCTTCTTTTCCTCACGTACCCTAGCCTCTTCCTTAAGTAGACCTGTGAAGTTCGCTCCAACCTCTGCCCAATTTATCTGTTCTGACGGGTCTCTACTAACGTATCCTATTTTAGTTGAACTTGCCATAAATTATTTTACTATTGTCGGATTAAGTGCGTTGTTGTAGTTATTTGTATAGGTATCGTTCATAAACAAAAGTCTTTTTTGTTCAGGTGTAAGCTCTCTTTTAAATCGCATAAACTCTAAATTAGACATATTTTTAACTGCACCTAAGTCAAGGTTTGTAGTTCCGGGAGCGTTATTAGATGCAGCAACCATAGACTTGCTATCTCCACCTCTTTTCCCAAATAATGGATTAGCTGTAACATTACCAAAATTTTGAAACTCTGTATCGGACATACTCATATTACCAATTGCAGCTCTCTGAGCATTTCTATCTTTAGCGTACAGTGGTATCATATCAAGACCCGCTTGTGCTGTAGTAGCTATTCCCTGTAGTCCTGCTTGTTTTGCTTGGGCTGCAGCCAACCTAGAGTCTGCAGCGGCTTGCTGTTGACCTGCTAACTCTTGCATATCTAAACCAACACCAACATCACGAAGCCTTGACTCTTCCTCTAGTATAGCGTTCTCTATGTTCTGCATATCAGTAGTCTGACGGTTAGTTATATCAGCAGCCCCCATCTGTTGTGCAGCTAGTAACTGACCTGCTGTCGCAGCAGCACCTCTCTCACTCTCAGCAGCAGCCGTGGCAATCTGTTCACCTGCACTTAATAGAGCAAGGCGTTCTTGGTTGTAAGGCTCTTTCTGAATAGACATCTGCTTTGCGTAGTTCACTTGAAGTGCTTTACGTGCCTGAGCTAATGCTTTTGCAGCATCCGCCTCGTAATCTGCCTGTTTCTTTTTTTCGTTGTTCGCTTGAATAAACGACATTGCTGTAGTACCTGCTGATATACCAAGCCCTACTATGCCTGTTACTAATCCTGCCATAATAATTTTTTATTTAAAATAATGTGTTCAGGTAGGTCAAGATAGTTTTCTGTATAAACATCTTTCTCTGCCTCTTCTATTGTTTCTTTATCTGTTCTGTACACACAAACCCAAACACAGTCCTCGTGCATATACGCAACCCTCTGTGTTCCAATCTCTGTCATAACCTTCATTGGTGCTTGTATCCTTTGGATCTCTCCATTGTCCATAAGCACCGACATCTCACCCGACATAAAAAATGATGGGTGATTGGTCTTGTGTATGAAGCTAACCACTAGTGACCCCTTTGGCATAAGCACCTCTCTCGTATACAGACCGTCTTTTAAATGGTGAGTAAGAGGAAAATGCTGCTCCATCTCAGGGGTATGGTGGTTTACTGCACCGTTTATTGATTGTATGCTTTCTTTAAAATCAGATATAGCTTCCCAAAGAAGACCCCTATTAACGTCTATCAACTTTAATAAGTCTTCAGGTTTCTGCTTCTTTCTCTTAAATAAACTTAATACCCTCATACATTGTACAAAGATAATAATTTTAAGGAAAAGATTTCATCACCTCGGACTCGACTACAAAAAGTTCAGTTTTAGACGTATTGGTATTCTCAATATCAAACACACAGTAGTGTCCTAGCACACCGTGAGACTCAGCAATAGAGTTCTTTATGTACAAGAAGTAAGCGTCCTGAATAGAGATAGGCACTGTAAGTGGTATAGTGGTATCAACAACAATCTGATTAACTCCGGCCCTTAGATTAATGTTAACTGCAGTAACCTGTCCTGCCAATATAGGCTGACTATAACTAGGTGGTAGTGCAAAGTATAGCATATCACCGATACTTATTATGTTCCCAACCTCTACATTTAGTGGATAGTTTACCGTAGCAACTCCTGAGGTTATTACAACAGAAGAGCTGTTTCCTATACCATTTAAAGAACGAAGTGCGTACTCGTTAGCTCCTGCAGGCACAGTTCCTGTGTTCCTAACAAATGCATACCAAGACTGCTCCTTCTTCTCAAACCAAGCATCATCAATGTATCCCGTGTCCTGTATATCAGTTCTCATATACACCTCCCAAGAATCATCGCCTTCTAGGTTTATTGTCTTGAACAGCTTATTCTCAAGCGGAAGATCATTAAAAACACCCTGCAGAGTTGAGCTGTACTGCACTCCGTAGAAGTTATTTCTAACAGGATTTACATTGTGTCTGTACAAATTGCCTCCTCTAAATGTGTAGAAGTAGTTATTCATTCCGATCATCCAATCGGGATTGTAGGAGTAGAAGGATGGAAACCCCTGCACTCCGCTATCGTATGTTAATGTATAATTCGCCATTCTTTATTAAGGACAAGTTCCTAGTGCAATAATAACACCATTTGCTACTTGCATATACTGAGTAACTGCTCCGTATCCATAATACCCGTCAGGTAATATAAACTGACCATTAGGGTCTGAGAATACCCAATCGTATAACGATGGAGTTCCAAATCCTCCACCCTGCGGTGCGTTGTAGTAAACCTCGGTTCTTATAGCAGAACAAGCAGCTCCTATTGTTCCAAATGTACTAGATGAAGAGTAACCGCTAAGCTGAACAGGGCAACCTATTGATATATCCCAAGACGTACCCTCACAAGGTCCAACAACAGATATGTTTACTATGTTAGGACTTGCAGTAAGCTTAGGTATAACCATAAGACAATATCCCGGAGGCGCTAAATTTGAAAGAGATAAGTCCCCTGCGGCTATAAACAGAGACTGAGTGTTGCCTGTACCAACAAAATCAACCCCATCGTACAAGTACTCAGGTAGTGCAGGGAATGTTGTTCCTGAAATAGTTTGAGCACAGCTTGTGGGATCTGTATCGTTGAACCCAACAAAAGTATGAGACGTTGGGGATGTAGATGCGTGGTATCCATCTGATCCTGAGCTTAACTTATTGTAAGTAATCCCATTGAACGTAGCTCGTATACCATCAGGTTGGGACGCAGGGTTAAATTTAATCAGTATAGCACCTGTATCCTCTTCAGATCCTCCTGCATCTGAGTTTATTAAATAGATGCCCTGCAGGCCCGCTACAGCAATTTCTTCACCGCAAGGAGTACCGCAAGTACCGCAGGCCTGAGAAGGCAGCAGAATGCAGCTAACCTGTTCTCTTGATGTCACCCCATCCGAATAGAATCCGTCAGGGGCACAGGTGGTTAACTCTGAATCTGTAAATATTGCAGTTGAGTTCGATAGTGTGTTTCCGTCTATGTAGTATATATCTGCCATTTTAAATTATTATGCCTCCGCACTCGAATATTTCAGGTCCTTGTATTGTAGCCGTTGGAGGTATTATTGCGTTGCTTACAATAGTACCGTACTTGTCTGAACCTACTCCTCCGCCTGCACCCTCTTTGTACTTAACAACTTCACCTATATTAAACAAGTATGGAGTTTGTAGTGCGAAGAAGCTATCCCCTGTTATACAGTCCTGTATTACAAATGTAGCAGGATTACCCTCACCTTGACAATCACAACAAGCAGTAGTTCTAGAGTCAGCATCGTAACATAATTGTATCGCTGTGCTGTTTCTGTAGTCCCAAACCAAATACAAGTAGCTACCTGTAGACGGCATAGTAAACTGAGAGTAGTATGAAGTGTTACCGTTTATTGGTGGATAGATTGGTGTAGCCTCTGTTGCAGCAGCAAGTAACCCCTGTATGTCAACTGATGTATTTTCGTATAAGGTATTTGTTCTAAGGTACTTGAAGTTATCCTCGAACTGATTGAATACAAAGTTGTCAGGAACGATAGTGTTGTTGAACATTGTAATCGTTGCACCATTTGCGGGTATTACACCGCCACCCTGCAGTCCTGTTATAGTTTGATACTGAGATACTATAGGATTGCTATAGAACTGAGCAAACTGAATATTCTGACTGTGTAACGGTGAGTTAAAAGTACCATCAGACCATCTGTATTGGTTTGTAGTAAACAACCCAACCTCATTGCTACTTGTCACAGTTATTAAAAATATTGTGATAGAATCAGCGTCAGGACAGTTTATAATCAAACCAAGGGTTACGCTATCTGTAGATGTAATAGTAAGATCTACGGTGGATACGTTTACTACTGATTTAGGAAAAGTTAGAGTTCCGCTTGCAGTAACATTTCCCGTGGTATAAGTTATGCCGTTGTAGACTGCTGTTATATTAAATGTGCCGCTAACATCAGATACAATGTAGTCTATGTTTACATCTCCAACTAAATCACCTAGCTCAAAGCAAGAACCAAAGCTTGAGTCGCTTGATACGTTTAGTGAGATAGTGGTATTGCAGTTGTCGCATATAACCTCTTGAGGTATAGGAACTTCGTTAGAGGTTAAAACGTACTCGTTCATATACGGATCAAATCCACCTAGTTTTTGAGTTGTAAACGACTCGTTAAATAGATCACGAAACCAAGTTCTCATACCGTTCTGAGATATCACAGACAGCTGATCGTTTCCACCTTCAGTGCCGGTAAGCTTAAGAACAGCACCTCTTTTTGCGTCTGTAAAGAACTTATCAGGACCCCACTGAACAAAACTTTCAGGGTTGCTTGAGATTCCATACTCCTCAATACGAGATACTTGATTGGCTAATATTTCAGGTGACGCCATTAGAGCACTTCCTCCTCCCGCATCGGTAAGTATATTTTTACCTTGAACTACGTAAGATATCTTATCCTCCTGCAGAGTCAACACGTCAGTCTCACGACCAAACAATTTATTTATCGGACCAAATGACTGTTCGCAGGCTTTGTAGTTAAGTAAACCAAGGTTAAACTCATTGAGTTTATTTATGTTTGACTCTTCGTTGTAGATACCACTGTAAGTAATATCAGAGAATCTTCTTGACTCTTTGTAGTCTATAGTAGTTGTTATGTATGCTCGGTTACCTAACGATAATTTTTTACCTGTTATAGAGTCCTGTATTTTATAGCTTTCTACACCATTACCAAATGAGTAGCAGTTGTAGAAGTCAGTCTTTATAATAGCCGGGGTGTTGGATGCGAATACTTGACTTTGATCTCCCTCGTTACCCAAGTGTTCTCCTGCGCTATTTATATTGTAAACCTCAGACGACTCGTACCAAAGATTAGGCGATGCATCAAGTGGCTGCGTTTCAAAAACAATAATACTATTTGTACGTACAACAGTAATCCTTGCTTTGTTATTTGTTCTAGTTTTTTTACCTCCGTATCCTTTTATTCCTGAAAAAAACAACCTCACATTATCAGTTGGTGAACCAAACTTAGCAAATTGAAAATTAACTTCTCCCGAACATTCATAATCTATAGTAAGTGGTGATGTAGCTATATCAGGCCAATATGTTGCTACAGGCTCGGTGGCACTGCAGGTGGCTTCTCTTACCACAAAGTCAGCATTTAGTGTGCCTGCTACATTATCTCCATCCCACCATTCCTTAAAGCTATTATAGTCCTTAGATGACGTAAAATCATTTTGATATATATACGTTCTTCCTTCTATATTACATCCCCTGCCTTCCCTATCGCTTTCGAACTCTAATGTAATCTTCGATCCTGAGGGTATTGGAAGATCTATGTGCACAGCAGGATTACTTGGGTCTTGGACGCTAACAGTCAGATATATAGTAGCGCAGTCAAGAGGCAGATCTTTTGTATTACTTTTTAATTCTCCTGTGTCAAAAACGATTGGCAACCCATCGGGGCTCTCTATAGTTGTACTAAAGTTATTTGCTCTTAGTTTCATATACACTCCTGCAGGAACAGCTAACTCTACACCATTGCCGTCAACAGGTTTAGGATCTAAGAAGTCAGCCTGCTGAGCTTCTTTTTCTAAAACAGTAGTGTATGTACAAGTATTTAACGGACCTGCTGTGTCCTTCTTAACTATAAGCTCATCGCCAAGCTGAATTTTTTGCGAGTTTTGTCCCTCAAGTAAAAAGAAGTCAGCCCCTGACGTAGGGTCTCTAAAAAAGAACTGAGAGTATATTGTCTCGTATATGTCCCTATCGGGCTTTATTACAAACTTGTACCTTTCTGCCCAATAAGGAGCAATCTGTCCTGTTGGTATAGTTACATTTATTTTATTTTGAAATTCAGATGCTGAGCAAGGAACGTGTATTGCGTTATTAGGGCTTACTAGAGCTGTAGACGACCTGTTAAACTCATCCATATACACAATGCCAATCTCATACCCCCTATTGCTGTGCAAGCTAGTAGGACTTCCTACCTCAGAAAAAAGTGCTGTAGCAAAAGTAATCGTATAGTAAGAGTAAATGCTTCTTGTAATTGGATCATTTACATATCTAATCGCAGGAAGCTGAAGCCCTATTTGGGTGGACGCAGGAGATGAGAATATTTGTATAGGTTGGCCCGGTCCTGATATACCACTCTCATACTTAGTAAATGTAACATTTCCGGGATCTACAAGAGTCTGCTCTACTGAGCAATTAAATCTATCGGTAAGAGTCAAGCCATCACAAGAGTCTTCTACCGTTTGTATTGTAAGCGCTGTTCCTATATTTTCTACAAAATCAGGATCTATAGACAGTTCATAAACACTATTAAATGACCTTTGTAGGATGTACGGAAAGGATATTACAGTATTACTTTGAGTTTCTGTTGGGTAAGGTAAATCTCCCGAGTAAAGAGAATTGCTGTATTGTATTTCTATAGTTAGTAATGCTCCTGAAACTAAGTCTACAGCTCCAAAGTCAAAGTATACAATTGAAGAGCCTATTGTCTGAGCTCCATTCCAAGCGTATGTTCCCGAAGCTAAGTTGTACTCTAAATCCGTACTACCCACTTCATTAGTTTCTAAATTAGCTATGTACTCTAGACTAGTCGGGCTACCTATACTATCCACCATATCATACCCCTCAACGTAGTTCCCGTACATAATCCTATTGCCCATCATAGTTTGAGCCTTAGCAAATCGTGGCACGTTATCGTAGAGCCTTAGTATCTCAGAGTCCGCTAGTATTGTAAATATCTTACTATTTTGAAATTGGAACGTGTACTCAGTGTTGTCGCTAAGTCCATTGTTGCTCTTGTTTATCTTCTCTATAATTCGAATTGTAGGGAAGTCCATCTCCTTAAACAACAAGTCTATAGCCTTAACAAGAGGCCCTCCTGAGTTGTAGGTTACCTCGGCCATATTAGCTATACTCTGCATACCGCTATTCAAAGCAGTTGCGTAGTCGTAGTTAAATGTATTCGGTAAAAAAGCAGGCTTGCTCCACTGAGAAGTAGCTGAGTACTCACCGTCCTCGTATCTGTATCTATAGGCAAAGCATATGAATCTTTCCTCTAAGAAATTATCTTGGGTTGATGTAATCGTTGGAACAACAACCGGAGCAGCAAGAGGTGGTTTCTTTATTACAAGTATCGACTCTGCTGAAAATTGGTCAACGCCTGCAGATGGATTAGCATAGCCCTTAGTTACATTAATCTGCTTTGGAGCATTGTAGTCATCGGTCCAATACAATAAGTTCTGAACTTTATCTACGCCTGTTATTACATACGTAGGATTAAAGTTTAGCGTTGTATTAGCTGTAGCTCCTTCTCTAACGCTTATCAAGTGGTACGTTAGGATAGTTGTCTTTATGTCGTACGATACCACTAAATCAATCTTGCCTGTTGGAGATGACGGATAATTGCTATCGTGAACAAACCAATATATGGTCTCGTTTATCCCATCGTCTAAAGCACCTATGCACTTTGCATCTGAGCTAAGAGGAACGCCATTGTAAGACAGTGTGGTAAGCGGTAGATTGCCTTTGGCATTCTCTATTACACCGTACTCAGAGTCCTCTGTAGAACCCATACGGATATTAAGGGCATCGATGTACTCGCCATTAGGCACAAGTCGTTCATCAACGACCTTGTTCATCCTACCTGCTATAAAGTTTCTTGATAAATTCGGCATATTATTTTAGCCAATTATCCTGTCCTCGTAGGTTCATTAGAAGCCTTCCGGGATGAATATTGCTTATTCTTATTTTTGCGTTATTGTACAAAGCTCGTCTTCTTTTTTTAGCCCTATTGATTACGTATTCCTGAACACCAAACTTAGAGCTAAGTACAGCATACTCTATAGCTGCGTACATATAATCTTCAAACATCTTGTTTACAGAGATATTGCTGTCGTTACCGTTCTCCATACCATCAGATATGTACTCAAGCACGACCAACTCTCCCTGTGTTCCTGAGCTAAAGTTTATGACACCACCCTTCTTGTTTATGTTGAAGGTTGGATTGGCATTAGCTGTCTCTGCATTGAGGCCAAACCTAGCGCCTATGTCTCTAGTAAAGTACCAATTCCCATTGTCGTTGTATCCGTTAGTCCCGTAAAAAGGTGAGCTGCTATTTAGATATATGGTTGGCTGCATAGTAAAAATCCTATCGTAATCTAGTTTTGAAAACGGAGTAGATAGTGCATTGCCGTCCTCGTCAAATAGAATCTTTCCTGTGTTGTCCTGAAGGTATGCATTAGACCAATTGGTCTGTATGTTTTCGCTTAGTGGGTAAAGTATTCCTTGTCTTTGGATAGATATTCTAACCCAATTCACATAGTCAGATGGAAGAATGTACCTTAGTTGATCGTCAATACTAAGCTCTAGTATTTTTATCTCCTTAAACGCATCGTAGTTAAGCTCCTGTATCGCTCTTTTTGCGTGGAACAAAACCTTAAACCTCTCATCGTTATTTATTAGACTGTGGTTTCCTGCGTACATCAACATAAAGTTGTTTACTATGTCGTACAAAGAAACATACTGATACGATCCCCAATTTTCATTTTCAGGACTAGCCCCTCCGTTATCGTAGTATTGATACTGTGATATATACCCCATTTTCTATTATTGTTGTGATTGATTAGCTATTTGCTCAAGGCCCTGCCCAAACTGAACTGCTGATACCTCTCTAATAGACATACCGGCATACTGAAGAATTTTATTAACCAAGTCAGGCTCGCAATCAAGTGGAAGCTCAAAGTCTTGGTAATCGGGTTGTGACTGCGAAAATGCAGGCTCGCCACTTACTAGAGTTATGTAAGTCCACTTAGGATCTTTAGGATATCTTATGTACTGAGATAACACCTGACCAACTTTATTCACTGTAGATGGGAATGCGGTTAATATTCCTCCCTCCTGCGTGTACGCAGGAAAAGTAAGATTAGGCTTAGTCAACAAAGAGTTGTTGAGCATAGTTATCTTGCTGTGCGAAACCTTCTCTGCTTCCTCTAGCGAGTCCCTGTATATGTTGTAGTTTATGCCAATTGAATTGAACGGAGTTGAGGTTACGTTACTTGCTGTAGTAAACAATGATGTCTCAGAGTTAACAAATGTTATCGTAACGTACTGCGTAATGCCTCCACTTACTAACGCAACAACATCACCGGCCTGCACTCCATCTGTAATAAACGCAGAACTCAAATCTATTATCTCTTTCCCACTCGGATCTACGTCTGTAGTTGTACCGTCTAGTAGAAAATTATTGTATACAAGTACCTTGTTTAATAGGTAGTAGTCATCTCCTGTAGTAGTCGGAGATGGTAATTGGTACACGTTGCTTATTGTTGGAGGAGTAGTGCTTAGGCTTAATGGATTTGAAACTGAGAACACCTCAATAAGTTCTTCCATAGTCTTGCGTATATCAGCATACCCTGTGCCTGATTGGCGGGCATTTTCTTTATTAATCTGATAATTGTACTGATAGAAATAAGTCTCAAATAAATCTAATTGCGCCTGCTTGGAGAATAAATTAAAATCCGATGGCGATATGTATCCGTAGTTATTCTTGTTCAGTACAGACAGAACTGTGTTTCTAACTGAGTTGATCATCTGTAAACCTTTCTACAAAGATAATAAAAAAAAAGAGTCCAATATAAAATTGGACTCTCTCAATAAATTGATAAGGTGTTTTACTAAGCTATAGCAATTGCACTTACAGCAAAAGGCAAGTTAATTACCTCTAGCGCAACGTTAGTCCAAGACTGCTGTAGTACCTGAACTATAGCATTTTGGATAATATCTCTTTCTGCCTCGTTAGAAGCAGGCGCTGCAGCGTGAGTTAAAGTTGTCACTTTACCTCCTGCGTAATTAATAACTACAGTGGTAGTAGAAGCTTGTCTAACAATAAGGATATCGTTAGCAGAAATCAGTTGGTTTGTTTTCCCTGTTACAGGAATGCTTAAAAAT